AAGCCTACCCAATGTTAAAATGCTAAAAGTAAGCATTTTTTATATTACTTGTTGTATGGCGAAGCGAACTGTAAAGCGGTTAAATAAACACAAATATTCGGAATGAAAAATAGAAACTTAATACACAAAGACGATTGGGGAACACCACCTTACTTTTATGACCAAATAAACAAAGAGTTTGATTTTAACTTTGATCCTTGCCCTTATAAGCACGACCTTAATAAATGGAACGGACTTGATATTGAATGGAAAGAGCGAAATTTTATAAACCCACCTTATAGCCGAAAACTTAAAGAAGCGTTTGTAATTAAGGCAATAGAAGAAAGTAAAAAAGGCAAACTATGCGTAATGTTGTTACCTGTAAGCACAAGTACTCAATTATTTCACAAACATATATTGCCGAACCAAAAAGAAATAAGGTTTATTGAAAAGCGTATAAAATTTTGCGGTGTTAACACAAAAGGCGAAAACGTTGAGGGCAAGGCTGGAATGCACGATAGTATGTTGGTGGTGTTTGATGGTATAAAATAGCTTTATTGCATACAACTACAAGATAACATCATAAAAACTATTATTTTTCTTTGTTAACTACTATAAACACTAATATTTTATGCCAAAATGCATTTACCATAAAACTAAATTCGAAGCTAAATACTTCAATCAAAAATTTTGTTTATCAGACGATGAATGTATAAAGGCTTTTAACGAATGGGTGAAAGAGCAAAACGAAAAGAAAATAGCAAAGCAATGGCAGAAAGAAAAGAAAGTGATTAAAGAGAAGTTAAAAACTAAAAGTGATTTTGAGAAGGAACTGCAAACACAAATTAATAAAATAGTAAGGTTAATTGACAAAGGGAGTGTTTGCATTTCTTCTTTAAAACCATTAAACAATAAATACGACGCTGGACATTTTTACTCTCGTGGTTCAAATCCAACTATTAAATTTCACTTAATGAATATATTTGCTCAAAGTGTTTATTCAAATCAATATCTATCAGGCGACCAGATAAACTTTTTAAGCGGTTTAGAGCAACTTTACGGAAAAGATATAAAAGAATATGTATTAAGTTTAAAAAGTCGATACAACGCAATTAAATTAAGTCAAGAAGATTTAAAAGAAAAAACACAAATAGCAAAACAAATAGTTAAGTATTTAGAATTAGAAAATAAAACATACAACGCAAAAGAGCGTATAGAGTTAAGAAACAAGTTTAACAAAATGATAGGAATATATAACTAAAAAATAATTATTATGGAAACATACAAAGGATATTGGTTTCAATTTGATAAATCAGGATTCGCACCAAAAAATAGTAAAGTGCATTTCTTTTCAGAAGAACAAGATTTTGCAGTAGGTTCTGGAGAAAGTATAGAAGATTGTAAAAAACAAATTGACGAAATAATTATAGAGGATATAAAAGAAAAATTAGAGTTTGATTATGGTTGGGAAAATTTAGATTGTAAGGATAAAAAATGGTTTGTAGATGAGTTAATTTTAGACATACATAATATTTTAAATGAAAAACAAACCTAAGTTCCAAACAATAAACGAACTAGAAGAAGAAAAAAGAAAACTTTATTCAAGTAAAGAAAACCCACAAAGATTAAAAGAGATTATTAACAAACTAAATTATTTATATTATGGCATCGAATAAACAACAAACTGCAATCGATTGGTTAATGGAGCAAATTACTTATGATTCATCTGGAGAAAGATGGGCAAGCTTTAGGGGAACAGTAGACTTAAAAATATTCTTTGAACAAGCTAAAGAAATTGAAAAGGAACAGATAATTGACGCACATTATGATGGTAAGTGTAATGGCATGGATATATCACACCCGTTAAGTTTTACAAAAGAAATTTTTGGAGAAGAATACTACAACGAAACTTTTAACCAATAAATTACTTTGGTATAAAATAATTTACTATATTTGTATTAGCGAAACACAAAATATAATTTTTGGCAAAGTAAGGTGGCGGAATTGGTATACAGCAGTAGTCTGACTGGAGCGGCTCAAATCAGTCTTTAATTAAATTCTAGAGTATTACAGGTTCGAATCCTGTCCTTACTACAAACTAAATTAAACATTATGAAAATTACAAAGAAACAAATTAAAGCATTAGACAAAGGAGGAACAACAGTAAGAGAGTTATTCCCTGAAGTATTTGAAACTAAATTAGAGGATAATACTTATTACATTTTTGGAACTGGGGAAATTCAATTTAATGTAAATAATGGAGAAGGTTATGGATTTAATAAGTATGGATTTCAAGAAGAAGCGAGATGGTTAAAATATCCGCACAATGGAAGTTATAGAAAAGCCACAAAAGAAGAAGTAGAAACAGCTTTGATTAATGAGGCTAAAAGAAGAGGGTTTAATAATGGAGCAATAGTATCTAAAACAGGAATTAATAAACGTTATACTTTTAAATTTCAACCTATAAGAGAGGAAAGAATTAGATTTTTTGAAAATCCAAATGTATTAGATTCGGGTCAAGGTGAATTATTTAGAGATGGAGTTTGGGCAGAAATTATAAAACCTAAACAAATGACAAAAGAAGAAATAGAGAAAGAACTAGGTTATCAAATTGAAATAGTATAGTTATGAATTGTAAAATATTATTAAACTACTTTGAAGATGAGGGCAACTTTGAGTTTACCGATTTCGAATTAGATTTAAAAGCTATTAATGGTTTTGGCGAAAAAGACAATTTATTATTCATAATGATAAATGGAACTCTATATTGCTTTCTTTACGAAGAACAACTACACAAAGAATTACAAAGTGAAATGGCAAAACGAAAAATGTATAATTTGAACTAATGAATAAAGAACAACATAAAGCAAAAAAAGACGCTCTAAAAGATATTAAAGAGAGTGAAGATGCTATTTATGTAAACTCTTTTAAAACAATTAAAAAAGCACCTAAAGAACAAACGATTAATATTGATACAACTAAATTGTAATGTCAGCACCAATAGAAAATACAAATGCAGAAAAATGGACAATAGAAGAAGCTTCAAAGTTGTTTGAACAGGCTTTAGAAAAATCTATTGAAAAAGACTATGATTTTATTGGCGAAATAGCAAGGGATTTAAACACATATAGAGATATTTTTACTTATTTAGTAGATAAGTTCCCAGAGCTTAAAACACTTCATAAACGCATTTTATCCAACCTTGAAGCTAATTGTTTTTCGCACAGCAAAACAGGTAAAATAAATACAGCAGTAGGAATTGTTAATTTAAAGTCTAATTATAATTGGACAGATAGACAACAAACAGACGTAACAACAAACGGGAAAGAGTTAAATACTGCTCCTATTATAAAGTTTGTTGATTCAGAAGATGAATAAAATAAATGGGTGTGGCAGAATGGTCTATTGCACGAGGTGGCCTCTCGTTTTATTGGTTCGATTCCAATAGCCTATTTTTTAATATATGGAAATAAAATTTAGTAAAAAATATCAACCACTATTTAAACTTCTTAACGATGAAAAGTTTAAAGAAGTAGATACAATTATTATAACTGGCGGACGTAGTTCCGCTAAATCGTTTGTAGTAGCTTGCTTATCTTTAATAGGTTTAGTATCTAAAGCATGGAACGTATTATATACTCGTTTTACAAATGTTTCTATTATTGATTCAATTAAACCAGAGGTAGACGATAAAATTGAGTTATTAGGATATGAAAATGTAGTTACATCAACTAACACGCATATTGAGTACAATGGCAATAGAATAGCTTTTAAGGGTATTAAAACAGGTTCTAAACAGCAAACAGCAAATTTGAAATCACTATCTGGATTTAATATATTTATAGTTGATGAAGCTGAGGAGTTGCCAGACTACGAAACGTTTGAAAAGGTATTCTTATCAATTAGAAGTAAAGATAAAAGAAACATTACAATATTATTATTAAATCCTACTTCCGTACATCATTGGATATATCGTAAATTCTTTGAAGAAAGGAAAGTTGAGGCTGGTAGCAATTCAATAAAAGATAATGTAATGTATATTCATACTTCTTACTTAGACGTTCCAGAAGAATATATTGCTGATAATATTAAAAAATACTACAGAAACTTAAAAGAAACAGATGAAAAAAAGTACAATCAAATTGTTTTAGGTGGTTGGACAGAAGCCGTAGAGGGCAGAGTGTTTAATAACTGGAAACGCAACACGTTCAAAGAATTTATTAATTTACCTTTAAAATCTTTTTATGGGGTTGACTGGGGTAAAAATCACAAGTTCGGAATAGTTGAGCAAAAATACGATAAATATACTAATACTCTTTATTGCCACCAACGTAACTACTATTCAGAAAATGAATTATTAGATATGTTAGAGCCTATTGAAAGAGCAAAGATTAATGATTACGGAGGTATTATAATACATACATTTAATAAATTAGGGATACCTAAAGATTCCGATATAGTTTGTGATTCTGCTGTTCCTGATAATATTTTATTATTACGTGATTATGGATGGGAGTACGCTTATGGAATAGATAAACCTAAAGGTTCAGTTATGGCTGGTATATCATTACTTCATTCAACAAATGTAGTTTACACTGAAGAAAGTAATG